TCATTGCAGCCGCAGCCCGCGCCACGGCCGCCACAGCGCCGCGATCGCGGCCGGGGGCTGGGCCGGGTCGGCGCCGTCGCCGTCGCGCTGGCGGTAGAGGTGCGCGGCAAGGCGGAGCAGGCCGTGGCGCAGCCCGTCGGGCAGGCTCGCCCAGTCGGGCGCCAGCCCGGCCGTGTAGCGCACGACGAACAGAGCCACCCCGCCGGGCGCGAGGATCCGCACCCGGCCGCTGCCATCGGCCCCGAGTTCGACCGCATAGGCCGCGCTCGGCAGGTCCTGGCGTGGCCCGCTCGGGGGCTGCCCCTGCACCGCAAGGATCGCCTGGACCGGCGCCGTGGCCAGCGCCTGCCAGCCCGGGTCCGGGGCAAACCGCTCCTCGCAGCCCGCCTGCAGCGGCAGGACCCCGGTGAAGGCCTCGCAACTGTCGAGCGCGGCGCGCAGCAGCCCGGTCAGCATGGCATCCTCGGCGCTTGCCCCGGAGGCGATCCCGAGCCAGTCCCTGAGCGCGCCGAGCGCCGCCGGCGCCAGCGGCGCGGGCGTGACGATAGTCCGCTTCATCGCGGTCTCCCGATGAGAAACAGAGGGGCCGCCCCGGGTGCGAACCGGGACGGCCGCGGCGGATCAGGCGGCGATCTTCAACAGCTTGATCGCGTCGCTGTTGAGCACCTGCCCGCCGATCCGCTTGGTCGCATAGAAGTTGACGAAGGGCTTGTTGGTATAGGGATCGCGCAGGATCGTGGTCGTGCTGCGCTCGGTGATCAGGTAGCCGCTGGCGAAGTTGCCGAAGGCGATCGGCACGTTGCCCGCCGCGATATCGGGCATGTCATCGGCCTCGACCACCGGATAGCCCAGCAGCCGCACCGGATGCCCGTCGACCAGGCTGTTCTGGTAGAGATACTGCCCATCGGTACCCTTGAGCTTGCGCAGCTGCCCGAGCGTGGCCGAATTCATCACGAAGACCGCGCCCTGGCGGTGCCCGGACTTGAGCGCGTGAACCAGGTCGAGCAGTTTGAGGTCGGGCGCCGCGTCGAACCCGCTGGCGTTGCCGCTCGGCAGGAACTGCAGCGTGCCATAGGCCCGGGCCGCGTCGGGCTGGGTCGTCGCCGGCGCCATCAGGAAGCCGCGCGGCTGGTTGGTCCCGCTGCCGTTGACGAACGCCGCGCCCTCGGCCCGGGCGAACTCGCGGCCGATCTCGTCCGCCAGCCAGGCCTCGAGATCGAACATTGCATCGTCCAGCATGGCCTGGGTCGCCGAGGGGTTGGCATAGAGCTCGCCATAGGGCGGGACGACCTCCATGAACCGCGGCGAGGCGGTCTCGGGCCGGGCCCCGGTCTCGCTGGTCCAGCCCGAGGCCGCGCCGGCGGTCATGATCAGCTTGCGGTAGCCCGAGGTGCCGGTCTGCACGACCTGCGCGATCGTGCGGATCGGGTTGGTCCGCTTGAGCACCTGGGCGATCGCCGCGTCGATCTCGCGCGGCACGGCATAGCCGCCATCGGGCAGCGAACCCTGCGACATGGCCTTGGTCTGGGCCTTGAGCGCGCTGTCGCGGCCCTGCCGCAGATAGCCCTCGACGAAGCTGGTGACCTCGTGCGGGCGGGGTTCGGCACCGGCCAGCAGCGGCCGCGCCGGGCTGCGCGACAGGCGTTCGACCAGCGACTTCACCTCGGTGAGATCGCCCTGCAGCGCGGCCAGCGCAGCCTCGGCCGCCGCCTGCCGGTCAGCCAGATCGAAGGGGCGGTCGAGCGGGTCGGGGAGGGTCTCGGTTTCCATGGGCAGTCACCTTCCTGAAGGGCCGCGGCGGGATGCCGGGCGGGGAACTGGGGGGCGGGGAACTGGGGGGCGGGGAACTGGAGGGGCGGAGGACTGGAGGGCGGAGGACTTGGGGGGGCAGGACGGGGACGGCTCAGGCCACCAGCAGGACCCGGGCGCCGGGCTGCATCGGGTGGGTGACGAGGCTGACCTCGAACAGGTCGATCTCGGTCAGCTCGCGGCCGATCCCGTCGGGCTGGAAACCGCGCGCGACATAGCCGAACGACAGCCCGGTCACCGCGCCGCGGCGCAGCGCCGCCGCCGCGCCGCCGCCGGGATTGTCGATCGTCGCGGTCACCCGCAGGCCGCGCTCGTCCTCGGCGAGGCTCTCGACCCAGCCGATCCGCTGGTCCGCGCGGTGCTGCCAGTAGAGCGGCAGGGGCCCGCGCCGCGCCGCCAGCGAGCGGGCGAAGGCCCCGCGGCGGATCACGTCGCGGCCGCCGTCGCGGCGGTCGAACAGCGCGGCATAGCCGGCGAAGCGCAGCCGGTCGGGCGCGCTCACCGCAGCCATTCCGGATGGCCGAAGCGCATCGCCAGACCGACCAGCAGCAGCGCCAGGGCGGCGCGCAGCAGCCAGCCGAGCAGCGCGCGCCAGGCCCCGCGCTTGGCATCGCGCCAGGCGCCAAGCAGCTCGCGCAGCTCCGACAGGTCGCCGCGCGCCGCGGCATCGTCCAGCCCGAGCCGGCACAGCGCGCGCGCGGCGCCAAGCTCGCTGGCCTCCTCGACCAGCGCGCGCAGGGTGACAAGGTCGGCGCCGTCCGCGCCGGCCTGGCCGACCAGCCGGGCCAGCATGTCGTCATGGTGCATGTCGGGCACTCCCGCGTCAGAGGGCGGTGGTCAGGCCGAGCAGCGCGCGCTTCTCGGCCGCGGTCAGGAAATCGGCGGCGCTGACCTGGGCCCACAGCCGCTCGCGGTCCTCGGCCAGCGCCGGGACCTGATCGAGATCGACCGCGAGGACGGCCTCGGGGAACCAGGTCGCCAGGCCCTCGGCCAGGGCGCCCAGCAGCTTGGCCGCCAGCGGCAAGAGCGTCAGCCGCCACAGCGCGCGGTTGGCCTCGCGGTAGTTGGCATAGGTCGAATCGCCGGGCAGCCCGAGCAGCATCGGCGGCACCCCGAAGGCCAGCGCGATGTCGCGCGCCGCGGCCGCCTTGAGCGTGGCGAAGTCCATGTCGGCCGGGGACAGGCTCAGCGCTTGCCAGCGCAGCCCGCCCTCGAGCAGCAGCGGGCGCCCGGCATTGCTCTGCCCGGCAAAGGCCTCGACCAGCTCGCGCCGCAGCCGCTCGAACTGTTCGCCGGTCAGGGCATTGCCCTCGCCCGCCTCGTAGACCAGCGCGCCCGAGGGCCGCGCCGCATTCTCCAGCAGGGCGCGGTTCCACGCGCTCGCGGCGTTGTGCGTCGCCACGGCGCGGTCGGCCGCGGCCAGGCAGCCGGCGCCATAGTGATCGTCGGCCGGATGGAACCCGCGGACATGGATCAGGTTCGGCGACGCATCGCTGTCGAGCAGTGGCAGGGTCAGCGTGCGCTCGCCGGCGCGGTAGCCATAGGCCTCGGGCCAGCCATCGGCACCGGGCAGCACCGTCACCCGCTCGGGGCGCAGCGCGTAGAGCTCGACCGGTCGTCCGGCGCCGTCCTTGAGGATCTGGATGAAGGCATTGCCGTGCAACAGCAACTGGCTGGCGGCGGTCTCGAGCAGCGATTGCCCGCCGCTCGTGGCCCCGACCAGGCCGAGCAGGGCCGGATCGGCCGGTTGCAGCGGCGCCCCGCCGATCCCCTCCGCCACCAGCCGCACCGCGCGCTGCGCCACCGGATTATCCAGGTAGGCGCCGCGCACCGCGCGCTGGTACTCATAGGTGGGGCGCCCGCCGCCGGGCTCGGCGAAGACCCAGGGCGAGGCGAACCCCCGCGCCAGCGGCACACGCGCGCCGCCCCCCTTGAAGGCGGCGACAAGGGATTGAAGGAAGGACATGGCTGATCCTTTCGGCTGTGGCGAGGAGCTGCGCGGCGCCGCAGACGTTTGCTGATCGGGCGCAGGGGTCGGGGCGCGAACCCCCGGCTAGAGCGCCAGCACCCGCGGGATGCTCCGGTACGACAGGCACAGGTCGGTGAGCGCCCAGACCAGCGCGTCGGCGCGGTCGGGCGAGCGGCCCGGGCCGGCGTAGCCGCCACCGGCCAGCAGGCCGCACAGTTGATCTTCCAGCACGGCGAACAGCCCGGCGTGGCGCACCCGCCCGGCCTCGTAGAGCGCCGCCACCGGCTCGGCCCGGGCGGCCTTGCCGGTGCGGGCATGGACCAGCTGCAGCGGCAGGGCGCAGTCCGCCGCGCGCAGCACGCTGGCCACCATCGCCCCGCCCTGGTTGGCCTCGGCCACGACCCGGTCGGCCTGCCACAGTGCGGCAGCGGCGGCGACGGCGCGGGCCCAGCGCTCGGGGCTGGCGCGTTCGGCGGAGGCATCGGCCAGCACCCGCGCCACTCCGTCGGCTCCCAGCGCGCAGACCACGATCCCGCAGGCGTCGCCCCCGGCCGAGGCCGGCGGATCGACCCCGATCACAGTGCGCGCCGCGGCCGGCACGGCGCCGCTCTCCCGCGCGGTTTCAAGCAGGGCGCGGGTCCACAGCGCGCCGGCGCGGTCGAGCAGCAGATCGCCATAGAGCTCCTGGCGCCCGAGCTGGCTGGCGCCATAGCTGCGGCGCATGGCGTGCAGATAGGCCCGCGGCAGGTTGGCGCAGTTGTCGAAGGTGGTGCCTCGGGTCACCACCGTCGCCGCGGCCCCGGGCGCCTCGTCCCCCGCCGCGGCGACCAGGTGCCGCACCAGCGGCCTGTCGCGCGGCGTGGTCGTGACCACCACGCGCGGCTGGTCGCCGAGCCGCAGCCCCATCATCAGATTGTCCCAGGCGGCCATGGCCCGGCCCGCGCAGGGGTCCCACTTGCCCACCTCGTCAGCCCAGGCGTGGCTCGCCTCGGGGCCGCGCAGCGAATCCGGCTCGGCCGCCGAATAGAGCGTGGCCTGGGCGCCGCTCGGCCAGGTCAGCCGCCGCAGCGAGCTTTCGTAATGCGGCTGCTGGCCCGGCGGGGCGATGCGGCGCAGCCCGCTCTCGCCTTCCACCATGATCGCCCGCGCCTCGCCAAGGCTGGCCGCGACCAGCGCGATCCGCGCGGCGCCGTCGTGGGCGGCGACGGCCTGGACCCATTCGGCCCCGGCCCGGGTCTTGCCGAAGCCGCGCCCGGCCAGGATCAGCCAGGTCTGCCAGTCCCCCGGCGGCGGGCACTGCGCGCTGCGCGCCCAGAGCGGCCAGAGATGCCGCCAGCGCTTGCGCTCGCGCTGATCGAGCATGGCGACCAGCGCGGCCTTCTCGCCCTCGTTCGCGCGGTTCAGCCATTCGAACCACGGCGGCGTTACGGCCTCGGGCAGGTCCACCCGGTCAGCCGTCACCGTCTGTCTCCTGCCCGCCGCCGGCTTCCGCCGCCTCGCGGGTCAGGACCCATTCGCGCAGGCGGGCGAGCTTGTCCTCGATCGAGGCGCGGATCGCCTCGGCCGAAACCGCGTCCTGCTGCGCCATGTAGCGCGTGCGGCTGTCCCGGTGGGCCAGCAGCAGGCGCAGCCCGGTGGCATTGTCATGGCGCCGCTCGGCCCCGTCCGCGGGCTGGCGCGGCTCGCCGCCGCGCAACCGGCCGAGCAGCTCGAGCTCGAGCCGGTCATAGCCCTCGCACAGGGCGGCCAGCCAATCCGCAGCGAAGTCCGGATCGTCGCGCTTGGTCCGGTAGACGCAGGACAGGCTGATGCCGGCGGCCTGCGCCGCAGCGCTGACGTTCGAGGTTTCGGCCAGCGCCGCCAGGAACAGCGCACGCCAGTTGCGCCGCGCGCCCGGCGCGGCGGCAGAGGAGGATGAAGCCAT